GAGTAATTTGAGACAGTGAATAATTAACAGTGAAATCACCTGGATGAGTTGCATTGTTAATTTCTTCGATTTGACGAACACCGTCAACATATACCACTACAATAGTTTGTCCTTGTATCCAACTATTAGGAGTATTTCCATATACGTCAGCACCTGTAATAGGTGATCCTGCTGTATATGTAGCAGCCGGATAAGTATAATTAAGTAAACCAAATATCTGTATTAATGGCCCGAATGGTTGCCATGCTGCTCCATCCCAGAACATCATTTTATCCAAACCAGTATGTAAAAAAGTATTACCCGTAATTAATGGTATACCTGGTTGCTGTTCAAGTGGATAAGTAGCACTAGCCCCAAGATAATAAATATCTGGTCGATTGAGTACCCAGGCTGCCAGAGATCGAGCATACTGATTTCCATCTAATGGCGCTTCACCAATGCCTGCTGCTGGATTTTGTCTTACCCACGCATCACCGTTCCAGATAAAAGTTTGTCCTGTATCTGTATCTATAAAATCATCACCAGGATTATGGGGACCAGGGGGAAATACAATTGCTGCCATGATAATTACCTAATTTATTTTATGTTATGGGAGTGGCTGTGCCCATGATTACCCAATTGGTGCCATTAGAAGAACAATGTACTCCTCCTGCTACTGCCACTGAATCAGATACAAAAATGATTTGCCCTACTTGATTTGCTGCAGGAAGAGTAGCCAATGTATATACAGGAGTTTCTAATATTTCAGAAACAAAAATTTCTTTAGCTGTGACAGTTCCTTTTAATTCTGTAGTAATAATGTTGTCATCACCAATAACAACTGTATTTGGACCTATACCAATTGCATTATGTCCAATAGCTATGGAATTTTGATCCCCATTTGATTGAGGTCTTGCGCCTCGACCAATAACAACACAATTGATTGCTGAAGTATTTGATCCGAGTGCGCCTTGACCAATAATTACATTGTCATGAGCAAAGCTATTATTCATAGCTTTTGCAGCATCTTGACCAATGATTACATTGTTATTTGCTTGCGCCAAAGTTTCTGCGGCGTCTTCTCCAACCAAAACATTGTTTGCACCAGTCTGCATTACATCACCAGTATGTCCCAGAATCGTATTATTAATTCCAGTCATAATTGTTGATTCTTGCCCCAGATTTATTGATCCAGCAGACTGTCCACCAAATACATTTGGATCATTTATGCCACCTTGTACTGGTGCCCGTGACCATCCCCCATCATCAGCATAAGTCCAGTCAACACCATTCAGATCGTTCCATACCTGCCCATTTGTCGGGTCAGTAGGAAAGTCCATTTCAGCCATAATAATCTCCTACGTAGAAACTTTGACCCAATGCTGTTCAGCAATAGTTGGATCATCATAAAGAATAAATAATTCACCTGAACTGGTTTTAAACCAGAGGGCACCTTCAGAATATAAACTCGGATCAGGTTGAGCTTCCTGAAATAATGTTTCACGTACTTGTACTGGATCAGGTGTTTCAGGTGTAATTGGATCACCTCCATCAAGAAGAAAATTATCTTCGCCTGCAATACTGACCCACTGAGAACTATTCACATCCGTGTATTTTACAAACATCCTGGCTTTACCAACATCAAACCAAAATTGCCCATCTACATATAGACTCAGTTCAGGCATTGGGTCTTGAAATAATACTCGGGGAACAGAAGCAACATTCGAAATAACATTTCCTACTTCAACCAGAACTTCTGTTCCTTGTGTCATAGGATTAACCATACGAACCAGGAACGGTGTTACTTCATCGTAGTCTTGTTCTGTAATTTGAATAACTCGGGCTTCCCATATTTTTATATTATTTTCACCTGGCTTATACGAAAGCTCTGCAGGCAAAACAATATCTCTTTCGTTTGGAGTAAGTGTTGTATACACAAAACGATCAACATCTACCATATGCGTTACAGTAGAAGTTTCTGTATTGACACCCAATAATAAAATATCACCTTCAACAAAAGTACCTGTAGGAAATTCAATTGTCTCAACATCTATTTCTGTATAGGTTGATGCAGTTCCATTACTAGCTGCAACTACTGAAGTTGAAAAATGATGTTCTCGATTTACAAATACAAATAAGTTATTACTATCAACTTTATATTTATTTCGAATACTGAATCGAATTGGTGCACTGGCATTCAAATCTGCTTGATCTTGAGTAATAATAAATTGTTCCAGTAATCTATCAACTACTCCTGTTCCTTCCCAACCATCGTTACTATAGACATATAACAATTCATCTGTAGTATTGAAATACAGATCCCCTGGTTCGGTAGGTTCTCCATTTGGTTTAGTAGTTGGCTCTGTTGGCAGACTGCCGTAATATAAATTAAAAAATTCATCGACACGTTCAATGGATTCTTCAATAGTAGGAATTAAGGCTAATAATTCATCAAGAGTTCCATCTTCAATATCTTGGGCTAGTTTTAGTAATGCCTCAAGATTATCCGATATAAGCGCCATCTTGTCATAGGCAGACCCAATATACTTTTGAACCAAACCAGTATATGACTGATTACTGTTAATATTTACACCCATCCATTTATCTCCAGTTTGGTTTGTGTGGTTTCATCTTTATTCATAGTGCCGTATTGTTCCTGCTGTAAGCAAGACTGCTCGTATCTTTGCATGTAATTATTGCCATCCTGCAAATGCTCTCCATTCATGGTTGTGTAAGCTCGTGAACCAACAAAATAACATAATGCTGATATCAGACTTGGGGGAATTACTATTTCTGTTTCTGTTGGTTCGAGATTTTCTATTTCAATTGAAACATGATCTGCCCGATAGATAATTGACAGATTATTTTCCAGATGGGGGTAAGGTATTAAGAGACTATTGTGTGCTGGCGTATGCACACTCCAATATTCACTGGAATCATTTAAAAATAATTCTTCACCACCTTCATTAAAAACTCGATCTATTTTCAGAACATTTCCAAAAAAGGGCTCAAATTCAGTGTCATGGATATATTTGTATTGTTCTGTTGATTCTGTATTGGTTGCAGCGAATCTACGTTCCAGATGATATAACTGAATTTGTTCGTATTGCCGAAGTATCACTTCTTCCTGACGTAATGGAAATCTGGTGTAAAGTGCAGTTAGTCCCAACCTGATATGGGCCAGTACTTTGGGATAGTCCTTTTTTGCGATTCCTGCTTCGTCAACTCCCCCCAGGAATAATTGTGATAACTCCCCATAAGTTAACTGGTCGAATAAATCAGATAACAGCATTACTAAAATTTAGAGCTTAATTTTTTTGGAGTATACGGGTTATACGATATATGAATCAAGCGCCGCTTCTACTTGAGTATCCAAGTCATCCCCCCAGATATCATTATCATCATCCTCGGGTGATGGTGATACTTCTGAGGGTTTCCAGGCTTTCAGACTGGCTAACATACTAATAGTATCAATGAAATCATCATGTTTACTCTTGAATCCTCCAGCAGCAGCTAAGGATAATTCAGTTAATGCTTCCTGTATTTCAGGGCTTTCCCGGCGCTCTTCCGGAAAAAAGATCCTATTTAACTTAAACCAGGGCACTACTACATTGAATCTAACCATTTTATTCGTATTTGGTCTAATCCCCGGTTGTTTACTATTGGCGTCTGAAGCCAATGTAAAATAGACATTTCGAAGTAACATTTCATCCTGAATCCAGGATATGAACCCTTTCTGCTGCCCTGAGATCTCAATACCCACTTGCTGTGGACGGTATTTCTGAGCCAATCTGAACAAATCATCTATATTTTTATTCATGAGCTGACGTTCGACTATTCCATCAACCCAAAGCCAATCACCGTTGTTATTGTACGCCCAGACTGAAATTACACTGTAATCGCTGGCTGCAGTATCACTGGTGGCAAAGTCAGTGGTGATATAAAAGTTAAACATCCCTTTATTATTCAATACATTAGCTCGTTTATACCAAGAAATATCACAATCCTGAATTAACCTGTCTTCATCAGACATGATTCGAAGCATGAGTTCCTGGTTAAAAGTATCAATTTTCCCGGCTTTCATAGCTTTATCGTACTTTCCTTTTACATAGGCATAAGTAAATCGATCTTCCCAGGCTCCCTTAAAATTCTCTTTTTTACAGGGAAATTCTTCGCATACTGGATATACGTTCACAAACCAGGCACCAGACTCAACAGCCTTATACAATGGGTCCCGGGAGTTAAATGGGGTACCAGACCAGATGATTTTGCTATTGGTCGGGTGCAGGGCATAATCCACTGCCTTGTATACCGTATCGTCAATGCTGGCAATGATCGTAGGGGATTTAGCATCTTCATCTGATACCAGGTCATCCAGTAATGCCAGGGTAGGGCGTTTGCCCATCTCTTTTGATCCACGAACACCAGTCTTGGCGCCATAGCCCTTTACCACAAAGCGATTGCCTACTCTATTATTAAATTCCCAACGAACATCTGTGAATCTGGTATTTGGGATATATTGTCGTAAAAATTCACTATTCTCCCAGCGATATTCCAGATTTTTCCGCATATTCTTAACACCATTCTCAATGCTGTCAGATACGTATAGCGCCAGGTTTACTTTTCCAAAATCAGGAATATAGCCATATACCCCAATATACAGAAACAAATATTCTCCCAGAAGTGTGGTCTTGGCAGATCCACGAAATAACATATTACAGATATTACCCCGTTTACCTCGAACCTGATCCAACATTTTGTAATGCAGTATTGGAGTTAGATTTTCTTCACCTTCTGCCCCATTGACTAATTTAATAAAATTAATAAATTCCAGAGCAAAATCACTGGGCATATATTCTTCATTCTCAGAATAATTAATATCCTGTAAATAACTTTCTACTGTTCTTGTCTCTTTTTCAGCAAGTTCTAACATAGTAATAGTATACAGACGTAAAAAGGCCGCTACAAATATTGCAACGGCCTTTTGTTTATTTGTTGTAATGTATTACTTGGGGTCTGGTCCTCCATCTCCTGCAATAACTACAACCAGGGCATCAGCAGTATCAACCTGGATCATGTCATCAGTCAGGGTAAATGCTGCTGATACTGTACCACCCAGGGGATTCTTTTCCAGATCCATACGTACCGCACTGGCTTTGTATGATCCAAAATCAAATTCCCGGACAATGGTAGATTCCAGACTGGCTTCTTCCAGCACTACTTCGCCAGTTTCAGTATTGACTACGTGAAACAGCCAATCTCCAGGACTGGTTTCAGGGGGATGCTGGGTAACGAGTGTTTCAATTTTTAGAACAACAGTTTTCATGGTTATTTCCTAAATTTAAGGTGAAGGGGGTGAAGGGGTATTATTTTCATACTGGAACTCATTATCCAGTGGTACCAATACTCCCATGGATGCTGCGGTTTCAATACTAACAACCTCTGCTGCTACATACAGCCATCCCCCGGGGACCCGGAGTATATCGATATTGGTATCGACATTGTAGCGTTCATGCAGATTCATGTTATAAATCGGATGTGGTTCAAGTTCGGGCATAATTTTCTCCTATTATTTATTTTGGCCTGCTCGTTGGTGGCCTTCGTCGGTTACTGCTACATCAGTCTGGGTGACTTCGCCGTTCAATGCATCAATGGTGCCAGATACAGCATAACCGTAGGCATTACTTGAGTTACCAAAGATACTCTGGGACATCTGACGGGTCTGTGTGCCAGTCGTACCGTCACCGCCTGCACCTTCGCCCCCGCCTGCTCCGCCTTCGCCACTATGGGCGCCTGAATTTGAACCAGTCAGCTGGATACTGCTGCCGTCACCCATGGTGATTGATTGACCACCTTGACCTGTATTGCGCTTGGCTAACTCGTAGTCACGCCAAACATAGGCCACAGTTGGGACAATGCCCAAGACACCTGTGATCCAGGCTCGCTTGGTTGCCTGATCCTGGGCATATACCTCACGGACTGTCCTGTTATGACTGACGAATGCCTGAGCATCAGGATCGAGTGGATTGCCAGTAGCTGCTGATACCACCATTGCCATGGCATTAGAGTCTGGTGCACCAGCACATCTATCATATGCCATTGCCAAAATAAGTTGGGCAGTTTCACTGGCACCTTGCATATTTGGTGCCTGACATTTGATCCTGTTTACATTGATCTGGGCCAGTGCAATTTTATTGGAATTGGTTTTATCTGTGATTTCCCGGAGCAATTCTGCCTCGACCATTGCCCGGTATGCACCCTTTTTGTATTTGGCTTTGGTTACATCACCATTGGAATGTGTAGTCTCAATTGTAGTCATACATCCTGTAACTACCAATAAACTACCAATTACTACCAATTTCAGTAGTTGGTTTAGCCATTCATGAATTTTCATACCATTATCCTCACAGTCAGTGTGCCGGGAAGCCGTGGCCTGTGAGGGGTTGACGGGTTTACACCCACCACGGCTACCGAGACGAGTTCAAGGCCCCTCACATATCAGATTAGCTTGTCAGACACATCCACAGGTTAGCCCTGAATGAAAGGTACGCCAGAATCAACGCCATCCCAATGATCAGAGCAGCAAACATGGATATAAATGGAAATCGTTGGATTAATTTTTGCATATCAATTCTCCGCAGTTAATGATTTAACCGCCCACATTGCAGCTTCTTCGTAAGCTGTCATTGCCAGAGCAGTTAATCTTGGATCTTTACCTTTGGCCTCAATGTAATTGATCATTCTTGCCGTATCTCGCTTAACTTCAGTAACATCATCATTACCAGTTACATTGAAATCTATTCTTACTCTCTTTTCACCTGTACTCATGGTTCACAGTTTCCTATTGTGTCGTTATGTTGAGTTAAATGCATATTAACAGCATTTTCGTTGATACAAATCTCTTCTGTCAAATTATGACAGACCGGGATCTTGTTTTTGTTTATTATGCAATCTGTTGCGAAGTTCAGTGTAGTTGTTGGGGTTGGTGTTGTATTTACGGGTGTGGTAGTTGGAATAGGGCGACTGGGACCACTGAATAACGCATGGGCCGGAATCGTAACGCTGGCAACATATGGCGTTATCCACAGAAAAGGTCGGCGCTTCATTCACTGGACCGTAGGCCCGGATATTGTTCCT